GCAACCAAGGATAAAGCCAGCAAGTCAGAACTCACGCAGACAGCTGAGGAGCTAGCTAGTCGGATTGCGAGTGTTAAAGTTGGTGGCAGAAACTATTATCGAGATTCTGAGAAGATTCGAACAAGTACACGTTTCTTTTCGTTTCCTTTGCATCCATATCTTTCACAAGAAAATGTCGGGGAGACTTGGACTTTATCGTTTGATTTAAAAATCAATGAAGGTGGCGAAATCCGTCCTCTTCTTTTTTATCATTACCAAACAAATCGATTTGGTCTGAAAGCTAGTGCAGACATCACTCCAAGCAAAGAATGGCAACGGTTCACGTTCACAGGTCCAGTTATCTTTCCGAACGACGACCCTCGTTATTCGAGGGGAGAGATGGCCTTGTATGACCACGGTGGAAATAATAACTATTCTGTGCGTAGGATTAAACTTGAAAAAGGCACTTTAGCTACTGACTGGAGTCCAGCTCCTGAAGATATAGAAGGTCAGATTTCAACAGTAGAATCGACCTTCAAACAACGAGCCAACTCGCTCGAAGCTGGTGTGAATCGTCTGACTGAAGGGCTTAGAACCAAAGTGGATATCAGCGCACTCAACGTGACTGCTGAAAATATTAGGCAGTCGGTGAAGAGTCTTGAGACAGACACGCAGAACAANCTAAATCAGAAGTTGAGTCAGGCTGAATTTGAGGTGCGAGCTGGCTCTATCCGTCAGGAAATCCTGAACGCAACCAAGGATAAAGCAGATAAGACTTTAGTTGTATCTGAAGCTGGGAAATTGCGTGAAGAATTTTCAAAAATGAAGGTGGGAGGACGGAATCTATGGATAAAATCCAAGACGGTTGGAGCTGTAATTGAAAAATTACCTGAAAACCACGTCACAGGTCAAAAAGAATGCTATAGGCTAGAGAACAACTCTACTTTAACGTTCAACATTGAACCAGATTTCAGCTCAAGGTTGTATCAAAAAGTTACTTTTAGCGCTTGGGTCAAGTACGAAAATGTAGTCCAAGGTCGAAATTTTTGGAATGTATTTAATTGCTTCAAACATTATCTTTTTAGAAAAAATAGTGAGACCGGAGTACAGAGTGGTCCAGATTATGCTACGCTTGGTATGTATAAAGGTTCGGCAGATTGGAAATATATTACATTCACTTATGACTACTCTGAAAAAACAAATTTTGATCAATTGAAGACATCATTGCGATTCAATCTTGAAGGTGCTACAAGCGGTACAGCTTGGGTAACAGGAATCAAGGTTGAAATCGGTAGTGTGGCGACGGACTGGAGTCCTGCGCCTGAGGACGCTGATGGTCTCATCACTGAAGCTAAGGCTACCTTTGAGCGGACAGCTCAGGGCTTGCGAACCGATTTATCAGCTATTCAGGAATATGTAAATAAAGACGGTCAGCGACAGGAAGCCCTACAGCGCTATACTCGTGAGGAGAGCACGAGACAAGCGATAGCAGTCCGTGAGCTGGTCAATCGTGATTTCGTTGGTAAGGCTACTTATCAAGAAGATGTTAAGGGTATCAATCAAAGGATTGAAGCTGTTAAAACTAGTGCGAATAAAGACATCGCTAGTCAAATCGCTAGCTATCGTCAATCTGTAGATGGTAAGTTCACGGATATTTCAAGTCAGATAACTACTTATAAGCAAGATGTGGGCGGTCAAATCAGTGGCCTTTCAAATAGACTTACAAGCAGTGAGCAAGGAACCACTACTCAGATTTCAAATCTTTCAAATCGGATAAACAGTAATAAACAAGGCGCAGATAATCAGATTTCAAATTTAAAGACTCAGGTCGCTACAAACAAGGATAATGCTGAACGACAAATGGGTAGAATATCTGATCAGGTTTCTGCAAACAAAGCGAATGCTGATAGTCAATTTGTGAATGTGACCAATCAACTAGCGCGAAAAGTAGAGACTACTGACTTCCAGCGTGTTAAGGAAACCAGTAAACTTTACGAGCGGATTTTGGGCAATACTGAAAATGGAATTGCGGATAAGGTTGCTCGTATGGCTCTGACTAATCAACTATTTCAGGTTGAGGTTGGGAAGGTTGCCAAAGGTGGTCGAAATTATATCAGAAATGGTCAATTTAAGAACGGTTCGAAAAACTGGCTTGAATATCAATCTGTTAATTTTGGTTTGAATTTCAACTATCAACACTCTCAAAATCCTAATAATCGAAATCGTTCAGGACTACACTTCTATCACGATTCTCAAGATGTTGCTAATTTTTTTGGAATTCAGCAATCTTTTGCATTTGATGGTATTCGAGGGGAAAAGGTTAGTGTATCTCTGCTTGTTTCGAAAGATGGTGGCGATAGCAACAGTGGCTTNNTTGCACTACATCAAAAACAAAAACATTATTGGGCAAGAGTGGCAAAATATCCCAAGTCCACAAATAACATCGAAGTATAAGCGTTTCACATTTACGTTTACTTTATCAGACGATGTAGAGAATCTGAATTTGATGTTGTTTGGTGAAAAAGGGAAGACCATCAACCTCTATGTTACAGATGTTCAACTCGAAAGAGGTTCTGTCGCGACGGACTACAAAGAAGCTCCTGAAGACACGGACGAAGCGATTCGCTCTGTTCAAAGCCAACTAAATGGCTCATGGGCAGTTCAAAACATCAACTCGGCTGGAGATATCATCTCTGGAATCAATCTTGGCGCCAATGGACATAACCGCTTTGTTGGGAAATTGACCCACATCACTGGAGAGACCCTAATTGACAGAGCAGTCATCAAGTCTGCCATGGTTGATAAGCTCAAAACGGCCAATTTTGAAGCTGGTTCGGTCACGACTACGATATTAGACGCTGAAGCGGTAACTGCTGAGAAGTTGAAAGTTGACAATGCGCTTATTAGAAAATTAACTGCAAATGATGCTTTTATTGACCAACTGATATCTAAACGTATCTTCTCTACTAAGGTTGAGTCCGTCATTTCTAGCTCAACCTTCCTAGAAGCCTATCAAGGCCGAATCGGTGGATTCACACTTGGTCAATTTGACCAGGGTGGCGGTCGCTGGATTTCAGGTGTCAATCAGTTCTCTGTTGGTATGGGGAATGGTGCCGGGTATGGAGTCCGGACAGCCTTCTGGGCGAACTGGGGAAATAATTGGAACTATGCCGGACCTAAAGCATGGAACGTCAATACTGATGGGAAAATGTACTGTAGGAATGAAGTCGGTTTTTATGATCAAGTGGATTTTTCGAATTCATCGAGAGCAAACTTCTATGGGAATACTACTTTTTCTCGTTCTCCTGTGTTTTCAAATGGTATCGAACTTGGAAGTAAAGATGTGCTTGGTGATGGTTGGAATCCCAAAGGCGGAAGGAATGCGGTTGTTTGGTGGAATCAGGTCGGTAGCGGTAGCGTGAAGTATTGGATGGAACAAAAATCAGATAGACGCTTAAAAGAGAACATCACAGATACAGCTGTGAAAGCCTTGGATAAAATCAACAGATTAAGAATGGTTGCATTTGATTTCATCGAAAATAAGAAACATGAGGAAATTGGTCTAATAGCTCAAGAGGCTGAAACCATCGTTCCAAGAATTGTCTCACGAGATCCTGAGAATCCAGATGGCTATCTACATATAGACTATACCGCTTTAGTTCCTTACTTAATCAAGGCTATTCAAGAATTAAATCAAAAAATAGAAAAAATGGAGAAAACAATAGCATGAATAACAACATGTTGACCAATATCGCACTTAAAGCAATTCAGGAGCTTGCTCTTGAAAATAGAAAACGAACACACAGATTGGAGAACTTAGAAAATGAACACAGAACAGCTTAACCAAGCCTTACAAATGACAATTAGTGAAATGTCAACAACTTCAACAAATTCGATGATTACAAGTAATATCTTGAGTATTCAGTTGAATGAGCAAAGGGAAGAGAATCAAAGACTTCAAGCACGAGTGGATGAGCTGGAAGCTCTGCTTGATGAACAAACTAAACCAGCAGACAAAGGAGAATAGACATGGCAGAAACAATTCAAAACACAGATAACTTACTAGACCTTACAAAAATCACAGAACCATTTGATCTTGCGAGTGCTTTGCGCTACATGAAAGAAAATGGAGAGTTCATTCGTTGCAAGAATGTAAGCGATGACTTCTATATGTATCGTGACGTTCAAAAACGTCCTGTGATCGTAAATGGCCGTCGCCAATTCAAGGATGTTGAAACCGTTTGGGCATTCAACCAGTGGGGTGGTACAATCGCAACAATCAACGTAGCCGTTCTGTTGAATCATGAATTCTATATCATGAAATTTGATGCAGAGGGCAATCCTGACTGGACGGTTCCAACGGTAAAACCTAAAGAATAGGAGGTGTGTATGCAAATTGAATTTTTCAATTTTCTAAGAAGTGTCGTACAGACTGAAGATGGTTTGGTCTTGTACGCTCTAGCACTGATTGTCTCAATGGAAATCATTGATTTTGTGACAGGGACGATTGCGGCGATTATCAATCCTGACATCGAGTACAAGAGCAAAATCGGCATTAACGGGCTCCTTCGTAAGATTTCAGGGGTTCTCTTACTGATGATCCTCATTCCGGCGTCCGTTTTGTTGCCTGAAAAGACAGGTTTTGTATTCTTGCACTCAATCTATCTCGGGTACATCGCATTTACTTTTCAATCTCTCATTGAAAATTATCGCAAATTAAAAGGAAATGTTACTCTTTTTCAGCCGATTGTAAAAGTATTTCAGCGATTACTTGAAAAAGATGATGACACGAAAAAAGGAGAATAACAAATGCAGCAAATTACTGAAATCATCATTGCTTTTGCGACAAGCTTTTTAACAGTAGCAGTAGGCGGTATTGTAAAAGCAGTAAAAGATTATCTTTTGCGTAAAGGCGGAGAGAAAGCGGTGATCATCGCTGAAATTCTAGCTAAAAATGCAGTTCATGCCGTTGAGCAAGTAGCTTCAGAGACTGGCTATAAGGGCGAAGAAAAGCTGGAGCAGGCTCGTGCTAAAGTCCGTGCTGAGCTTACAAAATACAATATTAGCATGACTGACAAAGACTTAGACACCTTCGTAGAGTCAGCAGTGAAGCAGATGAATGACGCATGGAAAGGACGATAGGGAATGGATATCGATAGAAACAGACTACGTACAGGCTTGCCACAGGTTGGGGTGCAGCCTTATCGACAAGTACATGCTCACTCAACAGGTAACCGCAACTCAACCGCACAAAATGAAGCTGATTACCACTATAGAAAGGACCCTGAACTAGGGTTCTTTTCACACGTTGTTGGGAACGGCCGTGTCATGCAAGTAGGTCCTGTGAACAACGGAAGTTGGGATGTTGGGGGCGGTTGGAATGCTGAGACCTATGCAGCGGTTGAACTGATTGAAAGCCATTCAACTAAAGAAGAGTTCATGACGGACTACCGCCTCTATATCGAATTGCTACGCAATCTAGCGGACGAAGCAGGCTTGCCGAAGACTCTTGATACAGACGACTTGGCAGGTATCAAGACGCATGAATACTGTACCAATAACCAACCAAACAACCACTCAGACCATGTGGATCCATATCCATATCTTGCTAAATGGGGCATTAGCCGTGAACAGTTTAAGCAAGACATCGAAAACGGCTTGAGCGCTGCAACAGGCTGGCAGAAAAATGGCACTGGCTACTGGTACGTACACTCAGACGGCTCTTATCCAAAAGATAAGTTTGAGAAAATCAACGGTACCTGGTATTATTTCGATGGCTCAGGCTATATGCTTTCAGACCGCTGGAAGAAGCACACAGACGGTAATTGGTACTACTTTGACCAATCAGGCGAAATGGCTACAGGCTGGAAGAAAATCGCTGAGAAGTGGTACTATTTTGATGTAGAAGGTGCCATGAAGACAGGCTGGGTCAAGTACAAGGACACTTGGTACTACTTAGACGCTAAAGAAGGCGCCATGGTATCAAATGCCTTTATCCAGTCAGCGGACGGAACAGGCTGGTACTACCTCAAACCAGACGGAACACTGGCAGACAAGCCAGAGTTCACAGTAGAGCCAGATGGCTTGATTACAGTTAAATAAATAGAAAGGAAACTTTCTAAATTGTTCTTTCACCGCAGGCTTAGGCTTGCGGTTTTTTATTTGCTCTGATTCTTTAAAAAAGCGTTTTCTTGAAGAATAGAGAGGTGTTTTGTCAAAAATAAAAACAGTGACCGAAATCACTGCTTATCAGTTGTAGCAAATTCATAAAGTTTTTCTGCTGTGAGAAGTGCCATTTTGTCCATGCTTGTTTTTCCTTTTCTGAGGTCAGAAACAGTAGTCCATGGAACTCCAGCACCTTGGGAAATAGCAGATGTAGACATCGAACTGTCTAACAATTCTTGAATAACTTCTCTCATCTTATTTGTCCTTTTTATTTTTTAGATAAATATATACATTGATTGCAATTATAAAAATAGCTATTGCACTAACCATTGCATTTCCTCTTTCCATTTGATAAAATAGAGGTGTAAGGGGCTTTCGCCCCAACCTCTTAGCGTTTACCTTTTTCTTTGACGGGATTTCGGTTTACGCTTTTTGTTTTGCCTTGCGACCGTTATTGCGGTCACTAGACTTGCGATAGCAGTTACCGTTTCAGGAATATTGTCTATTGCCTTTTCAAGTAACCTGAGCCAATCTTCTTTGTTCAACTTCATCACCCCCTTTCCTTATCTTGATTATATTATATCACGGTACACCGAGAAAGTCAAGCGTTTTGATGAAGTTTTTTTAATTTTTTCAAAAAAAATAGACCTTGTCCAGAGGTCGGGGAGTTGGAGGGGACACCCTCCAAGAGTGTTGATTTAATAAGATTTTATTTTACCTTTTTCATAATAATCTCCCT